GGCAACGGTGAATCAAGAAACATCTTCCCAATAGATCACTTGAAAGGCAATGGAATCATATATGGTTGTAATGCCATATACAGAGATCATCCAATGCTTTGCGATCACATAGTGGCCGTAAACCCTACAATGTATGAAGAACTGTCAAAGTGGCATAACAATGGCAAGGAATCACCGAACATCCACGGTCCTGATGATATCAGTGTTTGGAACTATCTGTGTGAGGATGACCATGAGATGGACGTGCCCGAGGGACTGAAGATATACAGGATATGGCGTGGTGGTGACATAAAGAAAGGTGGCAAGATCAAGACCAATGATTTCTCCAAGGCACGTGGTTCAGGGTGTAGTGCGGTTTTGATGGCCGCGGAGTCCGGCATAAAAAATATAGTGATAATGGCGTTCGACATAATGGGTGCCCAGCAGTGGGAGATGGAGACCCCCAGCAGAATACAGAACAACATATACAAGAACACACTCAACTACCCAGACCGTGCCAGCATGAAGGCATACCTAAAGTACGAATGGATGTATCAACTTAGACAGATCTTACGTAAATTTCCCAAGACAAATTTCTACTTCATAAACAGGAAAGAATACCTGGAGGGAAATCCGTTCCTGCGTTGGTACTTCGATCAACCAAATATAAAGTGTGGCATCTATGCTGACCTACAGAGATGGATAAGCGGACAACGTGATGATATCAAATGGAGGACCTTATAAGGTCTTTGTGCTACTGGCGTCCAGTTGGTACACCCGACGCATTTTGACACCCACAGATTGGGCGAACTTCTTGGAGTCACAATTACTGCACACGTGCTTGTAGTCGTTGGAGGCACGGGCGGGATCCACCTTGGATTTGGTCCTCTGGAATGTTTCAGAACAGGAGTCGCACTTGAACACATAGATCATGTTGCGCCTACGGTAGTTGTGCATGACCCCGTATTTGCTCTCCCTCTTGTACAACTTCATCGTCTTTAGGGTTTCTATGAACATATTACTATTTAATAAATACGAATAACACATTATGGCGAGATTAACGATAGACACAGGAACAGCAGGAAATCCAGCAACGGGCGATACCTTACGTACCGCCATGACCAAGGTCAACAGCAATTTCGCTGAGTTGGCGGGTGACTTACAGATGTCGGGCAACACCCTATTGAGTGCTGACACAAACGGAAACATAATACTGGATCCAAACGGCACAGGACAGGTACAGATAGAAGCAGACAGGCTTGTGATCAAGACCACGAAAACCGCGACCGCTGTGGGAAACACAGGTGATGTAGCAGGTTCAATCAGTTGGGACGCAACAAATTTATATGTATGCACTGCGAACTATGATGGTTCAACAGTGATATGGAAAAAGATCACACTAGCGAGTATCTAACATGGCCCAGGAAGTAATCAACATCGGAGCACAGGCTGATGATGGTACAGGTGATACCATCAGGGGAGCCGGCATCAAGATCAACAGCAACTTCACGGAGTTGTACGCCACCAGTTCGGCATCATCACAAATACACTTCATAGGCAACAACATAAGTTCAACTCTATCTAATTCAGACATAGTGTTGTTGGGCAACGGAACGGGCTCTGTCAAAATATCAGATCTTACCATAGATGGCTCAATCAAGATGTCAGACAACGAGATAAGGACCAACACTTCCAACGCAGACCTGGTGCTGACCGCGTCAGGGACAGGCACGATACAGACATCAGTGGCGGACATCAATGGTGGAGCCATAGACGGAACAGTGATCGGTGCGACCACACCGGCGGTGGCCACATTCTCAACATTAAGTTACGACAACTCCGCACTGGTCATAGACGGAGTCACTGTCAATGACAACACGATATCGGCCAATGCATCAAACAGCGATCTTGAGTTGAGTGCAAGTGGGACAGGATACGTCAACATCAATGGTATCTCGTTTGTCAATTCAGGCGGAACTGCAGGTCAGGTTTTACAGACGGACGGCAATGGACAACTCGCATGGTTCACTTCTCCCGTCTTGTTTGATTCAACACTGATAGACGATGGCACGGCGACCCTGTCGGGTAATTCAGCCACACAGAACATAGATTCATTCAGCACATCAACGTACAGGAGTGCCAAATACCACTTACAGATATCAGATACAACAGCAGACAGGTACAAACTGGTGGAAGCAAACGTCACACACGACGGTTCAAACGCATACATCAGCATCACTGGTGGTGCATCCAATGGTGCAGGTGACGGTTCATCCATATATGACTCCATGGACATTACTGCAGACGTTTCAGGCGGAAACGTAAGGTTGCGAGGAACAGTAAATAACACTAACACACAGGTTGTGAAATTCGTGAGGAGAATAGTTAAAGTATAATGGCAAAGATTACACTAAATGTAGGATCAAACGCAAACGACGGGACAGGCGACACTTTACGTAGCGCCATGCAGAACGTGAACACCATGTTCACCGAACTGTATGAATCTCCGTTGTTCTCTGGCAACATAACCGTGAGTGGCAACAACATTTCAGCCAACCGTAGCAACGATGACCTGGTTCTATCTCCAAGTGGTACAGGTTCAGTTACGGCACCCAAGATTGTCATAGATGACAACATCTCGATCACAGACAACGAGATCACCACAACACAAACAAACTCGGACCTTGTGCTTTCCGCATCAGGCACGGGCAGTGTAGTAGTAGCGAACGCAGACATCAATGGCGGGGCCATAGATGGAACGGTGATAGGAGCCAATTCGGCCGCGGCTGGAACATTCACAACATTGACAGTAAACGGCTCCATGACCATGGACGGTGTGACCATCGCGGACAACACGATATCAACCAACGCATCAAACGCCAATCTTGAATTGTCAGGCAACGGTTCGGGCACAGTCTCCTTGAGTGGATTCAAATTCCCGACCGCAGATGGTACTGCTAACCAATTATTAAAGACCGACGGTAGTGGACAACTGGGTTTCGCTACAGCCGGAACGTCACTGGATCACTCAGACATCAATGACAACACCACGACAGTGGCATCATCGGCAACTACACAAATAGATTCATTCAGTTCAGCAACCTATAGGAGTGCCAAATACTTCATATCCATATCTGACGCAACAAACAGCAGATTTGAAATAGTTGAGGCTAACCTGATACACGGTCCAAGTGCGGACAGCACCACGGAAGCATACTTAACTGTGTTTGGTTCAACCACTTCCTACACTGCACCACTATGCACCTTCACAGCAGACATAGATGATGGTAATGTGAGACTGTTGGCAACAAATATCACAAGTGATAGCACTGTGTTCAAATTCCAAAGAATACTGATAGACCTATAATAATTACATTAGGTTTATAGAATCTACGATAAATACCTATAACAAAAAGGATTAATATAAAGTATGGCTAGACAGAACATCAACATCGGATCAAGTGCTAATGACGGTACAGGCGATCCACTAAGAACAGCATTTGACAAGATAAACGACAACTTCGTGGAACTTTACGGCAGTGACAATGACCTAAACACATTGGACGCAAACCTCGATGTGAACAACTTTGCAATTACAACGGGTGTTACCAACGGTGACATCACTGTCACACCAAACGGAACAGGAAGCATCAAACTGGGTGCAATGAAATTCGTTGGAACTACGATGAGTTCTGATGATTCAACACAGATCACGATCGCAGAGAACATACAGACAACAGGCACGTTGAATGTCGCAGGAGCAACAACTTTAAATAGCACATTGTCAGTTGGAACATCATTGGCATTGGCCACGGGTGCAACCGTAACAGGCATCCTAGACGAAGATAACATGGCAACGAACAGTGCCACGCAATTGGCAACACAACAGTCAATCAAGGCATACGTTGACGCACAGGTTACAGCAAGTGATCTAGATTTCACAGCAGATGACTCAACAACAAATTCAATTGACCTAGATTCAGAAGTCATGCAATTCTCTGGAGGCACTGGTATAACCACAAGTGCGACAGGAAACACAGTCACAACAGCGATTGACGGAACCGTTGCCACACTCACAGGATCTCAAACTTTAACAAATAAAGTTTTAACAGCACCTACAATCAACGCGGCCACAATGACAGGAACAGTGACCGTTGATAGTATTTCAATGGCTGACAACACTATTACAACCAACGCCTCGAATGTGAACCTAGAACTGGACGCATCGGGAACAGGACAGGTCAGAATCATACCAAACACAACAGTGGTAGGAACATTGAACACGGCGGACGTTGCCACAACAGGTAACACAACTGTGTCGGGATCATTGACCACAGGAACTTTCGCAGTTGGTGACTTGAATATTATCGCAGACGGTACCATCACTTCTGACACAAACGGAGACATAGCGATCGACCCTGCAGGCACAGGTGCGATTGTGTTGACCGGACCAATCACGCACACAGGAACACAGACCACAACAGGACAAATGAACGTTGACAACTTGAGACTGGACGGGAACGTACTTTCTGCCACATCAGGTTCAATCACTTTAACACCGGCCACAGGACAAAACGTCACAGTGAGTGGGACAGGTGTAAAACTCACTGCCGCAGAGGCCAACTTCACATTAATGGAGGCCACAACTGTAAGGGCAGACGCTATAGCCAATGATACGTCCGATGGTGACTTATCTATAAGCACACAGGGTACTGGAGTGATAGATCTTAACACGGCCACACAATCAACTGTGGGATCGGCGGGAGGTGCATCGGCATTGCCAGGTACGCCAACAGGCTATATCAAGATCAAAATAGCGGGAACGATGAGAGTTATTCCGTTCTACGACGAATCTTAATAGCCAATAACACATCCTTAACAGGGGAAAATGAGGAAACACAGGAACGACCATAACAGGCGCAAGTCTGCACATTCCGAGATCAAACGCTTGGAGGAGGCCATACGACGTGAACAGGACAAGACCGCACGTGAGAACCTACTACAGCACCTGGAACACTGGATTCGTACACAGAATAATAGCCGGTAATCGC